TTTAATTTCTTTTCTTGTTCTTCTTTTAATTTCTTTTCTTGTTCTTCTTTTAATTTCTTTTCTTGTTCTTCTTTTAATTTCTTTTCTTGTTCTTCTTTTAATTTATTTTCTACTTCTTCTTTTTCTTTTAATAATTGATTTGCTGATTCAATTATTTCTTGATTAAAAATATCTGAATAGTCTTCTATATCATCTTCCAAAATTGAATAGTCATTAATAATACTATATTTTGGTTCATTTTCTTGAAATAATTTAATTTGAGAAATGTAGCAGTCGCAATAATAATATGATTTTAAAAATTTTAATCCTCTAATATGAATGATTAATATCATTTCAGATTTTTCTTTAATATCATTAATATCTACAAACACCCGTCTTTGATTATATACTGGACATTTTATTTCGTTTTTAACAAGTGGAAGTCTAATCTTTATTTTAGGACAAGTATTTTTCTTAAATGGTTTAGTACTTCTTTTATACATTTCATCAATCGCTTCTAATGGTAATTCTTTATTAAACCAATCGTTAGAGCTTTTTACAGTTTCCTTGATATTTTTATCATCTAAAGATAAGAAAACATCATATAAATCTAATTTATTTGAAGGAACTTCTACCTCTAAATATGGTGCTTTTTTATCACACAATTCTTTAACATTAGTTAGTGACTTAATTTTAGGCGTTTGAATATAAAGTGGTTTTAAACCTTCTCCATAACTTATTGATCCAAAAAAAGATTGACCAACTCTTTCTGGTTTACTATAATTTATCTTATTAGTATTTAATTCATCATATTTTATAATCGTTGACATTTATTTTATTTTAGAAAGATTCTATTTTAAAATAACGCAATTAAAGTATCAGAATATTTTTTACCTTCCATTTACAAACATACTTACCATTAAAAAACCATATATTATCTATGTATATATCACACTTTAATTTACTAAATTTAAATATATTTGTAACAGCAACAGAAGAATCTTTATGTTTAATATTTACATCATAGCTATTGCTTTTATGTAAGAATGGTACTTTAACTAATAAATTAGGATCATATTTATCTTCTTTATGGTGCTTTATTTGTGTTAAATATAAATCAGCAGTATCTTCTGTTAAACCTATATACTGCATTTGTCTTAATTCTAATTCTTGAATAAAATCATAAAAACTCCTCATTTCTGCATCTTCTTTAATATTTGTAAATTGAATGGCAAGATTTAAACTTTGTGAATTAAAACCAAATGGAGCAACCATTGTTGGTGTTGTAATTAATATCGGATATCTTCCACAAGAAATCCCGATATATCCTAAATTTAATATTTCACATGGTTTATTATCTGTATCTTGTTGAATATATTCTTTTTTCTTTTTTGTACAATCTTTACATAAGAATATTTTATAATTTAAATTTTTACCTTGAAATAAATTGTGATGATTATTAGCAAGAAATTTATTCTCCATTTATATTATTATTTATTATTATTTATTAATAATCTTTAACTAATGATTTACGCCTTGTTAAATTATTCCACGGAGATACGGTTGATGATTCGGATGGTCCTTTAGATAATTGTCCTGTTATTAAAGGACATTTTTCTGATAGAGGTTTATGGAAACCTTGATCTACGTTTGGAATACTTTTTGAAGAATATCCTTGAGTTTGAAAACAATTTTGAGATGATTTTTTAAATACATTTTTTTCTCCAGTTTTATAAAATTCTGAATCATTTACAGGATAAGGGGCATAATTCATTTTTTAATATAATATATAATATATATTATATATTATATATTATATATTATATTTATGAAAAAAATAGGTGTTATTATTGGTACGGAGGATGAACCAGTATCAATGAAATATTATCGTAATAATAAGAGTATTCTTAAATGTTTAGAAGAATATGATGTATATGAAGATTTTATACCATATGATTATGCGATATTTGCTGAAATTAAAAATGAAGCTAAAAAGAAAAAAATTGAAGTAATACCTTTATTTGGTAATGACCTTACATTAAAAGAATGTAATACATGTGATTATATATTTACTATTTTTGAGGGTGTTTATTCTTTTATGAATGGAAAATATCCTCAATATAATAAATTTATGGACATACTTAAAAAAACATCGGCAACCGTATTTCCTTCACAAAAAACACAACAATTCATTATTGATAAACATAAATATCTTTCTTATTTAATGAAAGGGGGATATAACGTAACACCAACTAAATTTATAAATTTATCAAAAGTAAATGTTGGACCATTAATGACTTTTATTGAAAAAAATGATTTCAATGAAATTGTCCTTAAACCAGAACTAGGTGCTTTTAAAACAGGTTTTAAAGTTATAAAAAAACCAGATGAACAAAAATTAACCAAAGCATTAAATACTTTAAAAAAGAATGGTTACAAAAGATTATTACTTCAAGAATTTTTACCAGAATTTAATAAATTTGGTGAAATAAAAACATATTGGATTAATGGTAAAAATATTTATTCTTATAAACAACAGTGGGAAGATGGAGAAGGTGTTTTTAATGATGAAAAGCATATAGAAAAAGATTTATTAAAATCTTGCTTAGAAACTGGAGAACAGTTGTGTAAAGATTTTTTTAAAGATCATGAAAACTTAATACAATGTAGAATTGATTTTGCCTGTTGTATGAATAATGATAAAATGTGTAGAGAATTTTTTATAAATGAAATTGAAATCTCACCAACAATAGGAGAGCAAGAAAGCAACGGAAAAGCATATAAATTATTAGCAAAAGAAGTAGTTAAAAGATGTATTTAAAATTAAATTTTTAAATTTTTTGTTATAGTTTCTCTTATATCTTTAGATATCAATAATATAATTATTATAGTTATTGTTATACTAATTCCTTCTTTAGAAGACCAATTAATACCATTAAATCTATAATTGTGTATTGGATAAAATGGTTCTGGACCCTTCCATCTTTTATTATCATGTAAAAATATATCCATTATTATTCCTATTATAGCAGCATAAACAGCTTGTTCTTTTGTTATTATTAATATTATTGTCCATAATATTAGTGAATGTGATAATTTATATATTTCATAATCTTTTTCTGTAAAATTTTCATGTTTAATATGACCCATTACTTTTAATGGATTAAATGTATTATAATCATTAAACATTCTTAAACTAAAGTAAATATTACCTGTTATATCGGGAAGGACTCCTAATATTAATCCTTTTATCCCGAAAAGTAAATATCCAATTATTCCATGTGATATTATTGATGGCATGTATGTAATATATATTATCTTAACAAAAAAAATTGTTAATGATCTACAACTCATATACATAAACATTTTTAAACGGGGTCTCTTCTATCTAAACTTAAATAATAGTGGACTTCCCTTTAATACTAAATTAGTGTATGTTTATGTCATGTTGTAAATATTTATAAGATACCTTAGCTTAATATATCTTCTTAATTACTATTTTAACTTTGATACGATTATCGGTTGTATCCACCAATAAATAATTTTATATTTATAATTATAATTTAACGCATTATTCTTTTTATTTTGCGATCATATTCTTCTAACTTTGAACCCTTACCAACATGTACATAAGCAAAGTTTTTCTTATGAAATTCTTTCATAAAAGATTCTTTTTCTTCATCACTTTCAAAATGATCATTTGCTATCCTTGTTAAGAGTTCTTTATTTTGCTCAAATATTATATCCCGTAGGATGTTCGACATATTTTTAATTATTAAAATTATCATAATTAATAAATCAAATTTGAAAACTCCATTAAATTATTTTAAATAAAACTTCTTTAAAGATGTCATGTTCTATGGAAATGGCTCTGTGGTTCGAGAAATGCTATGAAGAAAATCAAAAAGCAAAAGAATTTGTTCCTGAAAATGGAAAAGAAGCAATCGTATTTATTAAAAATTATATAAAAGAAAATTATTCTTCGCTTGATATCATTCCGGGTGGTGGTATTAAATATGGAAAGTGCTCTAGTAATTGGAGTCGTATAAAGCACTCAAAGTGGAGAAATAGTAGTGTTTTTGATGGACCATTTTTAATTCTTGAAGATAAAGAAGGTTTTGAAGGTGTATTTACAACACCCGGGAGACCTAATCTTGGAGAAAATTTAATTAATGGGCGTTTCTTTGGATTTACCATACCTTATTGTGGTAGAAGGAAAATGTTTAATCCAAAGGGAAAGCATGTATATGTACTTGATGATATTTTTAAGAAGTTGGTGTAAGTATATTTTGATAAAATATAGTTGATAAAGATAAAATTACTATATAATTTAAATCTAGTACTTTCCAATTCCATAAAAAAGAATTTTTAAGTGGTTCTATTAAAAATGATAATCCATTAAAGATATTCAATTTTTTTTCTCCTGAAGCCACCACTCGATAAATTACATTGCCGACGGTAAGTTCTACGTATAATAAAAATATTATTGTTATAATAAATAGATATAATACAATCATAATAATATTTAATATGTTTTTATATTTTCATAAATATTAACGCCCCTTTTAATTAAAGTAGTGTTATTTTCTTCGATTGGAGCTGGAGTTATTGAGTCAATCACCCATTTTCCATCTTTCTTTACCCAATTCTGAGATCCTTCCGAATTAACTTTTCTATCTAATTCAATTTCTTCCTTTTGTTTTTTTTCTAGAGCATACATCATTTCATAATGGGATTTGGTGTTTTTTAAATCATCTTTATCACAGAGAAAATTTGTTTCTTTTATTTTTGTCATAAATGAGTTGTATATTTTTCTATCTTGTATGAAATTTTTAAGGAAATCGATTTCTTTATAAAATCCATATATGATTGTATATATTGTATCTTTATAATCAACTAGTCCATCCTTAAAAGACAAATCATATGTTTTATTGTATTGATCTATTAAATCTTTAATAATATTAATTGAAAAATAATTAATACTACTACACATCTTAGTAGAACATTTTCTTAAATTTATTAGATCTTTGAATATTAAATGATTATAAATATGTGAATCGATTCCATTTATATGAATTATATTTTCCATTGTTTTATAATTATTATTAAAATATTTAATCAAATTTAAAATATTTCGTGAAATGATTTTTAGGATAATAAAAATGTAATGATAATGATTTTTTTAATGGCTTAACTGAATGATATCCTTTATCATTATTTATATATGAAATACTTGGAGCAAAATATATATTTGTTCCAATATAATCAAACTTGTTAGAATATATAGTTTCTTCCATCTCTCCTTTTATTAACCATAACATACAACCTTTATCTGCATGATCATGAATACCTGTATGCTTTAATTTATTCCATCTAAAGAGATAAATATCTATAATTGGAAAAGGTATTTTTGTTTTTGTATTTATTGTTTTATTAAAAAGAGAATTAAATACTTTCATTATATACTTCATCTACCCATTTATTTTTTATATCATTTATTAATATATTTAGATCTGTAATTTCTTTTTCATGATTAATTTTCAATTCGTTAATATATAATTTTAAATCGGATATTTCATTCTTAAAATTTAAGATAATTCCATCATTATTTTTGTTTGTTGCTAGTTCGTGCTTTAGAACCTCAAAAAGTGTTTCATAATCTTTTTGGTGTTCTTCTATTTCTTTTTTAAGATTTACGATAATTTCATTATTTTTTAAATATGAACTTTCTAATGAATTTTTGTAATTTTCTATTTCTTTTTCATGATTAGTTTTTTTTTCTTTTAATTGTATTTTATATTTTTCTATACATATTTCTTTTTTTAATACTTCGTTTTTAAGATTTATAATTTTCTTTTTAAGATCATCATTAGATTTATTTAATCTATCTATATCAATATTTTCAGCATTTATTATAATTGGTTCTTCATGAGAAGTTTCTATAAGGACGGCTTCAGCATGTATTATATTATTTGTCCTCCTTGTCATAATTATAATATACGTTTTTTATTTTTATATTAATTTACGTTAATGAACTTTTAAAAAAATGAGGAATAAATGTAAATATATTATCTATATCAATATGAAATTGAACTACTATATTTTTTGTTTCTTGTATATAGTACCAGTTAATTGGAATAAATAATATGTCTCCTTTCTGGAATATTTTTTTATGACCCCATTTTTTTATTTCATTATTTTCTTTTTTCAGTATTTCATCTTTGTGTTTTGGATTAAAAAGATAAAATGTTGTTTCCCCTTCTAAAATACCAATTACATTATAATTATGATATGCTCTATGTATTTTTGTTTTAACATTTTTATATATTGTTAATGTTCTATCTGGATAAAATAAAAAATTAGAATTATTAAATAAAGTTTTATCTATATGAATAAATTTATTAAGATTTAATTCTTTTATTAATTCTTTATTTTTGTAAATATATATATGTGAATAATTATTAATATCTTTCATTGGATATTTGGCATAGCTATCACTTATAATATAATTATGATTTGATGATATTAAATCTGATAAATTAAAATCATTTCTAATTGTAATGTGTAAAGGATTTAAAAATTTCAATTCTTCTTTTATTCCATCAATATTTTTATTATAAAATACAATATAACCATTATAATTATACTTTTGTAAATTTAAGATATTATAAATAACAAAGGTTATATATATAACTATGATACATTGAATAATTGAATGAAACATATATAAAGATTAATTAAATTATATATGTATAATAAGCGTGAAAATGGGAAAAGAAGTTGGAAATGTTCTATGGTTTGATCAAAAGAAAGGTTTTGGATTTGTAAAGGTCACCACTCCCGATTCTGAACTAAATGGAAAGGAAGTTTTTGTTCACTTTTCAAGTATTCAGTGTGAAAGTAGTTATAAGAAGCTATTTCCTGGCGAAAATGTTTCTTTGGATGTAGAAAAGAATAGTAATCCTGATGAAACAAATAAAGAATTTTTATCTAGTAATATCACTGGTCTATATGGTTCTCCTCTCCTAGTTGATAATGGCGATTATATCTTGAAGGTTATTAGGAGAAAGAGAGATCGTCGCGATGAAAGTGGCGAACTGGATGAAGAAGGTGATAATTAATTTATTCTTTATGTATTTTTATTCCACCTAATTGTGAAAACATGTACATATCTTTTAATAGTCCGTTTTTATTACTTTTAATTTCTATACCATCTTTTAAAAGTTCTTCTTTTAAAGATTTATCTGACATTTTATTTATTTTTCTGATAACATTTTCGATATTTTTGTTTTTGTTTTGTGGATAACATCTAAAAGAAACTTTTCTTGATTTAGTGTGTTTTTTGTGTAATTTTCTTCTTCTGGAAGAATTTTTAGCTTTCTTTGAGTTACCTCTACTTTTTTTAGTAAATTTGTGTTTTTGTGCTTTCTTTTCTTTTGATAACATAACTTTAACTGGTTCTGTTTTCTTTACTGCATCTACTTTCTTTTTTACAGGTTCTTCTGTTTTCTTGACTGTATCTGCTTTCTTTTTTACAGGTTCTTCTGTTTTCTTTACTGCATCTACTTTCTTTTTTACAGATTCTTCTGTTTTCTTGACAGGTTCTACTTTCTTTTTTACAGGTTCTTCTTTTTTTTTAATAACATTAATCTTTATTTGATTAATATCTTTTGATTTTTTACTTCTTTTCTTTTTTTCAGATACTACTCCACTTTTTAAAAATCTTTTATATTTTTCTGATAATGGTGATTTTTTTTTATTTTTACTCTTATTAACTTTAACTGCCCCACCATTAAGGTTTTTACTTAAGTTATTCATTATATATAATATTACATTGAAAAAAAAAATAATATTTATATATAAGGACATGGAAAGAAATATAGAAGGTTTAGAAAAAGAAATTGAAAGATTAAGTTTAACAGGACCATTAACAGAACATATTACGAGAGGAACTAGAAGAATATTTCCATCATCTAATGAGGCCTCTATGGATCCTGGATTTATAGAATATATTTCAGGACATCCACAAGAACCTGAACCACAGCCGGAACCTGTACCCCAGCATGAACCTGTTTTAAGATCGACATGGAAACCTGAACCTAGACCACCTCAAGGTGTAGTAGAAAAACTTTTTGAAGAAGCTAAAAAACCACTTGATATTTCTAAAGTAAAGTTTAAAAGCGATACACGGGCACATGAAAAATTTAAGAAAAACCTTGAAAGATACAATAAAAAAAGAGAAACGATAAAAAAGAAAAGATCATCTACTCCTAAATTAACTAGAAGGGGTTTAGACCAGGGTTTAGACCAGGGTTTAGAACAACTTATGGATGAAAATCAAGGTTTAGGAATTGATCGTGATATTACTGCGATTGAACTTTTACTTGACCTTAGAAAGATGTCTTTGGGGAAATAATAAATATTTTAAACAGTCTTTTGATAATTAGTTATTTCTTGAATAATTCTATTTGTACATAATTTATCATCTCTAAATATTTCAATACAAATATTATTTACAAATAAATCACCAATATAATCTTCTTTCATTATTTTTTTTAATGATGATGTTAAGAATTCTTTTATATTACCTTTTTTTTCTGTATAAATTCTTTTAACAACAATTTCGATTTGATCATCTGGTATTTTCTTTATTTTATTGTCTGATAAATATTTTTTATAGTTTTCTTTTACAAAAAATAAGATAAGGTCTTGAACAAGTTTTTGTGCTTTTGCTTGGTTTGTTGGCATTTTTAACTATATATTTTTTTTAATATATTATTAAACTTAATTATCATTTAAATAAGTTTAATCATTTAAAAAAAAATACATATGATTTTAATAAATAAATGTTTATACTTAACTATATTAAAATTGCTATTTGGAGTTCAATATATTATTTTCAAAAAGAAAAATCAGATATAATCATGAAAATAATAGTAAATAATATAAGGGATTCCGGTTGTGTAGCAATAAAATTTTCACAATGGATATTACCCAAACTGGAAAGTATATATGAAATAGATACAAATGATAAAAAATATACATGGTTTAAAGATTTAGAAGAATTATACGAAGATTGTAATTATCATGATATTTCACATACAAAGAGATTGTATCTTAAATATTTTAATTCTAATTTAGAAGATGATTATGAAATACAAGAATTATTAGCATCTGGTAGTATTGGACAAGTTTATAAAATTAGAAATTTAATGACAAATAAAATATGTGCTATGAAAGTTGTTCATCCAAATATGAAATTTCAACTTTTATTTTTTGAGAATTTTATAAAATTTTTGTATCTTATTCCTATGATTAGAAGGTTATTTAATTATTATATGCCGATTGAATTAAAACAATTTATTAAAGATTTTAAAGAACAATGTAATTTGATAAATGAAGCTAATAATTGTATGGTTTTTCAAGAAGAATATAAAAATAACAAAATAGTAATAATACCAGATGTAATGCGTATATCTGAAAAAATATTAATTATGAGTTATGAAGAAGGAAAAAGGTTAGAAGATATGGAATTTTCCCATTACAGTTGGTCTAAAGTTTTAATGTCATTAAAATTATTTATAAAATCAAATGAATGTAGTTTTAAATATTTCCACGGAGATTTACATAAAGGAAATTGGAAAGTTAGAGTTGAAGATAATATCGCAAAATTAGTTATTTATGATTTTGGTTTTTGTTGGAAAGTTCCAAAGTTTCTTCACAATGAAATGAGTGGTATTGATAAAGCATTTATGAATGTTCAAGAAGGGAAAGAAGAAACTATAGATGCTTTTTCTAAGGCTTGTTGGATATTTATAGGGAAAAAAGTATCAGAAGAAATTCTTAAAGAACGAATTATAAAAATAAAAGAAAAGACAAAATTAGAATATGAAGATCCGGTATTTCTTCTTAAACTAATAATAGATATATCCCGTAGATATAATGTCGTTCTTGATTCTTTTGTAATACAATCTGTTATTTTACATATACAAACAACTAAAAATTTTGAAGATTATTATTTAACAAGAACAAGACCAGGTGGTTCATTAGATTCATTGAAAGATGAATATTATAATAGAAGAATACACGATATAATTACTTTTTGTAGAACATATGAATCATTTATACCATATTGTTCTTATTTGGAAAGTGAATTAATTGAAGAAAAAATAGAAATAAAAGAATTATTTGGTACGATTGATAAAGATAATAATTTTGATAAATATGATTTTTTAAAAGAAATGGCTATAGAAAATAATGATTATTCAAAAAAAGATTAATTTAATTTTTTATCTAATTTATTAGATTTATTATGTTCATAACTTACTTGTAAATACTCTTTAAACATACTAATTGGAATTGATAAAAATCCAGCTCCAATTATTGCTCCTATGATATATTTTATATATGTCATATTTATCGATATCATAATATTATCTTTTTAAATATTATTATTTAATTTAAAATTTGAAATTATTTAAGATTATATTGTAAAAAATATATAATTTAATTATGACTTTGAAAACGGATGAGATCATTGACACTTACTTCAAGGGGAATAATAAACTCGTGGAACATCAAATAAATTCTTACAATTATTTTGTAGAAGATATTTTGCCACAAATTATTTCACAATATTTCCCGGTAAGTGTTCCTTTCTCTGACTCAAATTGTATTATTAAAAATATTGAATTGAACGTTAAAAATATGAAAGTTGGAAAACCATTGCTAATTGAAAATAATGGTTGTTCAAAACTCATGACACCAAATATGGCAAGAATTAGAAATAGTACATATCTTTCTCCAATTATTATTGATTTCATTTCATCTATTACTATAAATGAAGATGGTGTAAATGTAAAATTAGAAGATAAAGTCATACCCAATATTGTCATTGGTAAAATTCCTATCATGGTAAAATCAAAGTACTGCATACTGAATCAAAAAGGTTATGAAGAAGAATGTTTATATGATCTTGGAGGATATTTTATCATTAATGGAAATGAAAAAGTTATTATATCACAAGAAAAGGTTGCTAATAATCTTGTTCAAGTATTTAAGAATCCTAAAAATACATCAAAATATTCTCATATTTGTGAAGCAAGGTCTCTTGATGAAACTAAATTTGGAATTCCTAAAGTCGTTTCGATTAAGATAACAAATAAACCTGACATTTATAATAATCATATTCGTATTTCTCTACCACATATGAAAACAGAAATTCCTATATTTATACTTTTCAGAGCACTTGGATGTATGACTGATAAAGACATTATTTATCATATTATTGATAATAATAATTCTTCATTCGATAGAGATATTTTGAAGATACTTAAAATGTCTATTGAAGAATCATTTGAAATTCAAAGTGAGTCTGAAGCAATTATATATATCAGTAAACATATAAACAACAATACATATTATACTCAAAATGAAGAAAAAAAGATTAAATATGTAAAAGAATGTATATTAAAAGAATATCTAAATCATTTGGGCGATGATCAAGTTAAGAAAGTATATTATACCGGATTTATGGTAAATAAACTTATCAAAGCTTACCTTGGAATAATTCCTTTTGATGATCGTGATAGTTATATTAATAAACGATTTGAAACACCCGGTTTCCTTCTTGGAAATCTAACATATCAATGTGTACATAAAATTACAAAAGATATTAAAAACTTTATAACAAAAGAAGTAAATTCAGGATTATGGAATCTTAATAATCAACCTAATGATATTATCAATGATATTAATATTCATAAACTTATTAAATCATCTTATATAGAAAATATCCTAAAGGGGGCAATGGCAACCGGTAATTGGGGAATGAAAGTAAATGCTAGTAAACAAGGTGTTTCTCAAGTACTAAATAGATTAACCTATCCATCAACCATTTCTCATTTGAGAAGGGTTCAAACACCATCAGATAATACAGGAAAACTAATTCCACCAAGAAAACTACATGGAACATCTTGGGGATATGTTTGTCCAACAGAAACTCCAGAAGGTCAGGCTGTTGGTATAGTAAAAAATCTTTCATTGAATAGTGAAATAACTACTTATTCATCTTCAGAACCAGTGAGAAATTATCTTAAAGATTACATTATTAAGTTTGAAAATTTCAACAATTATAAAACAAATAAACTTGATTATTGTAAGTTATTTATAAATGGCGATTGGATAGGATTTATAGAAAATCCTGTTTATATTATTAATATCATCAAAGGAGCAAGAAAGAATGGTATCGTTAATGTCCATACATCTATTTCTTGGGATCAACAAAATTATATAATTAATATTTATACTGATTCTGGAAGACCTATTAGACCTTTACTTGTTGTTGAAAATAAAGATGTCCTATTTAATAAAGAAATTAGTGATAGATTGAGTAAAAATAAATGTAATTGGTATAATTTGATATCTACTATAAAGGGTGAAAAAGACTATTGTATTCAATATATTGATCCTCATGAAACAAATAATTGTATCATTTCAATGAGTATCGATGATGTTAAATCTCAAAAAAATAATTATACTCATTGTGAAATTCATCCATCATTAATATTGGGAGCACTGGCATCTTGTATTCCATTTCCACATCACAATCAATCACCAAGAAATACATATCAATCGGCAATGGGAAAACAAGCCGTTGGTGTTCATTGTACCAGTTATAATAAAAGATATGATACTTTTAGTCATGTATTAGGCAATCCTCAGAAACCTCTTGTTGAAACAAAACTTATGAAGTACCTTAATGCTGATAAACTTCCAAATGGTATTAATGTAATTGTTGCTATAGCAACATATACAGGATATAATCAAGAAGATTCAATTATATTTAATCAAGCTTCAATTGATAGAGGGTTATTTTCATCAACATTTTACAGAACATATAAAGATGAAGAAAAGAAAAATCAACTTTCAGGAGAAGAAGAAAAATTTATGAAACCAGATAAAACAAAACTTTTATATCCAAAACCATGTAATTACTCAAAACTAAACGAAAATGGATTTGTTGATAAAGATACATATGTTACTGAAGATGATATTCTAATTGGTAAAGGAGTACCCATCAAAAATAACAGTAATTATAACTATAGAGATAATAGTACAACATTAAGGAAAAATGAAAATGGTTTTGTAGATGATAATCATATCACAACTAATAGTGATGGTTATAAAGTTTGTAAAACGAGAATTAGATCTTATAGATATCCTGAAATTGGTGATAAATTTTCATCTCGTCATGGTCAAAAAGGTACCGTTGGTATGATATATAAACCAGAAGATATGCCATTTACATCATCCGGTATAACGCCTGATATTATTATTAATCCTCATGCTATTCCTAGTAGAATGACTATTGCTCAATTAATCGAATGTATTCTTGGAAAAGTGTGTTGTAATACTGGTAATATCGGAAATGGAACCGCATTTGATAGAGTTAATGTTAATGATATTATGGATATGTTAACTGAAGTTGGATATGATAAAAATGGTAATGAAATATTGTATAATGGAATTAATGGAGATCAAATTAAAACATCTATATTTATGGGTCCAACATATTATCAAAGGTTGAAGCATATGTCAGGAGATAAAATTCATAGTCGTTCAAGTGGTCCTATTGTAACTATGACCCGTCAACCTGCTGAAGGCAGATCTTCTCACGGTGGCCTTCGATTTGGAGAAATGGAAAGAGATTGTATGATTGCCCATGGAACATCAAACTTCTTGAAAGAAAGAATGATGGATGTATCTGATAAATATCATATATTTATATGTTGTGAATGTAATATGCCCGCCGTGGCTAATCCAGCAAATAATTTATATGAATGTAAAAAATGTAATAACTATAAAAAATTCAAGAGAGTTAATCTCCCATATTCATGCAAATTGCTTATGCAAGAACTTCAATGTATGAACATTGCTCCAAGATTCTTAACTGAAAACTAATTATTTAATCAAACCCTTACAATATTCTTCTGTATATTTTCCAGATTGGTTAATCTTATAATTCCTTCCATTATATTTCATATAATATCCATATTGACCTATACAAATAACTATTTCACTTGTTATTTTTTTTGGATATTTCAAAAATTCCAAAACTTCATCAAAAGATACATTTTCAACATCTTTATTTATGATTTCTAAATATTTTTGAATACCTGTATTTTTACCCTTATCTCCTTTCTTAATATTCAGGTATGCTCCATAAGGACCTTTTCCAATGAATATTTCACAATTTTTTTTCTCACCTATTTTTCTCATTCCATTTGATTTTATAGATTTAACACTTAATTGTCTTTCAACAATATTATTAAATGTATCATATACTTTTCTTATTACAGAAATATAATCCAATTTACCCGATGATATTTTATCCAAATCTAATTCTACTTCTGCTGTAAATTCTTTTCTCAATATATTTGTAAAATGTTTTCTTAGATATTCAAGTACCAGTTTACCAAGTGGAGTAAGTAAAATGCACTTTTTATGTGTTTTACCTTTTTTGATTATTTCTTTTTCTTTTATATTATTATTTAATTCTAATTCGTAACATTTATTTACTATATCTTTTTCAATCAAATCTTCTTGAATTGTATAATTTCTATTATATAATGTTGATATAATAGATGAATATGTTGATGGACGACCTATACCAGTTCTTTCTAAAAGATCAACAATACTAGATTCATTATAATTCGATGGTGGATTTTCTTCATACTCATTTGAAGTACAAGTTTTCATTTTATATTCTTTTGAAAATGATGGTTTATCATCAATTTCAATATTATTTTTATATGATAAATATCCTGGAAATGTTAATTGATTATATTTCGTTTTAAAATATCCAATATCAGAACTATTATCACTTACCAGTTTTAGAGTATACGCATCATATTCAGCTGGTTTCATATGTGAAATCATAGTTTTATCATAGATTAAATCATATAGTTTTTTTTCTAGTGGATTAGATAATTCTTCGGTCTTATTTATAATTGTGGGACGAATTGCTTCATGTGCTTCTTGAGCACCTTTCACTTTTTTCTCACTTGGTTTACTATAATATCCATCTCCTTTTATATTATCTATATGTTTCTTTATTTTTTCTTGAAACTCTTCTGAAACAAATGTAGAGTCAGTTCTCATATATGTTATATGACCATCATCATAAAGTTTTTGAGCAATATTCATTGTTTTTTCAACAGATAATCCAAGTTCTCTTTGTGCTGTTTTTTGTAGAGATGTAGTTATTAATGGTTTATTAGGATATCTTTTTTCTTTTTTGACTTTATTTGATTTAACTTTGAATATTCTATCTTTTGAAAATTTGGTGAATAAATCTTTTATAAAATCATCATCAATATCAAATTCATCGATAAAATTAAATTCTGAAAGATTTTCAATGTTTTCAAAATCCCCTTTTATTTCTAATATAAGATCACCTTCATAGTTTTTTATTTCTTCTTCTTTTTCTAGTATCATGTTTAAAAGAGAACTTTGAACTCTTCCGGCAGAGAGACCCTTGACATGTGTATCAATATGTTTCCATAAACATGGTGATAATTTAAATCCAATTAATCTATCAATAATTCTTCTTGCTTGTTGAGCATTTACTTCATTCATGTTTATTTGTTTGGGTTTTTTAAGAGAATTTAGGATTGCTTTTTTGGATATTTCACGAAATACAATTCTATTTTTATCTTTTATACTTTGCTTTAAAATGTGAGAAGTATGCCATGCGATAGCTTCTCCTTCTCTATCATCATCAGCCGCAAATATAACTTTTTTGTCTTCTGCATTTTGTTTAAGCATCTTAACAATATCTTTTTTATCAGTCATTATTTTGTACGTTGGTTTAAAATCATTATCAACATCTATTCCAAAATCTAATGGATTTCCATACCTGATTTTTTGTTTTTTTTCTAAATCTCGAATATGACCACATGAAGATCTTACTGTATAATCATTTGATAAAAATGATTGAATTTTCTTTGCTTTTGCGGGTGATTCAGTAATAAGTAAATACAACATTATTATTATGTTAATATTAAACGTTATAAACTATTCAAATTTGAATTTATATAAAAACATATTATTAAATAATAATTAAAATGGGTAAAGGTCAAAACAAAGGAGGCAAAAAACACAAGCGTAATAAAAACAGAGATGTCGAAACAAAAGTACTTCGTTTAAAAGAAGATGGTCAAGAATATGCTCAAATTACAAAATGTAAAGGGAACTGTAGATTTGATGTAAGGTGTTCAGATGGAAAAGAACGCGGGGCTATTCTATGTGGAACTATGAGAAAAAGGAAGTTTGTAAATCTAAATGATATTGTACTTGTATCTCTTAGAGATTTTCAAGATGATGTATGTGATATTATTGATAATTATGATGAAAATGGTTCTAGAAAACTAAAAGAAACAAAAGAACTTCCAGAATCATTTAATATTGGTGAAGAAAATTCTTTTGATGAAGGTTTTCAAAGTATTGAATTTACAACTGATCTACCATCTGATAGCAGTGATGAAGAAGAAAAAGAACAAACAGTAGAACTAGGGGGAGATGAAATCAATTTTGATGAAATATAAATAATGTTATTATATATATAATGTCAATATCAGACAAATATTTAAAAGAAATTTATAGAGTAAATCCAACTATAAATGATTTTTTTTATAAAAAAGAATGGGAAAAAAGGAAACATATACAACCAAATATATATTCAGAAGATTATTATAAAAAACTAAATGATGTAGATAAAAAATATATAAAAATACTAAAAAATAAAGATAAATTAACTTTTGATGATAAATTATTACTAGAAAATCTAATATATGATGTTCATCTTGAAGAAGATTATGAAATTTATATGTATATGCCCATTGATTCAATGAATAATATTTTAATAGATTATGTTTCAGAAGCTAATGGAAATGGATCATTTATTTTTGAAAATAAAAATGATTATTTAATTTTTTTAGAAAGAATTAAAAGTCTTAATTCAATAACAGATGAAATATTAACAAAAATGAAAAATGGAATTAAAAATAAAGTTACACTCCCCACTCAAATTGTTAATAAAATTATTTATGATATAGAAAATATTTTAAAAAATGAACTATACAAAAAAAAGAAAGTATCTATTTCAAGAGATAAATGGGATAAAGAAATAGATAAATATTTGGTTAAAAATTTAAATAAACTTCATAATTTTTTAATCAATGAGTATTTCAAACACACAGATAAAAATATAGGATTACAAAAATACAAAGGTGGGAAAAGATTATATAAAAAGATTGTTAAATATAATACTTTGGATGATTTAACACCTGAAGAAATTCATAATTTTGGTAAAAAAGAGGTTCGAAAAATAAAAAAAGAAATAGATAAAATAAAAGAGAAACGTAAAGATGGTTTTTTTAAAGATAAAAAAGAAATGATACAATATCTTAATATATTAAAACATAGAATAGTAAAAGAGGTTTATGATAAAAATTTTCATGGAGAAATAAAAGATAAAGATTTATATGATATTAGGCTTATCCCAGAAGAAAATAATTATTCCCATGCTTATTATATATCTTCTGATGTTAAAAATAAAAAGAAAGGGACATTCTACATTCAAAATTCCCCTAAAAAAATATCAAAAGACGAATTATATGTACTAAGTTTACACGAAGGTATTCCTGGTCATCATTATCAAATAAATTATAAACTTAATTATTTAAATTTATCAGATTATAGAAAAATTAATACATATGATTCATATTCAGAAGGTTGGGGATTATATTGTGAGAATTTAGGTGTTTATAATTCTAAAAACAAATATTATCACAAATTAATTTATGATATATTAAGATCATCACGATTAGTTATAGATACAGGCATACATTATTATGGTTGGTCATATGGAAAGTGTTTTGATTATATGAAAAAATATGTTTCATCAGATAATAATTTTATCCATAATGAAATATTAAGATATATTAATAATCCAACACAAGCATTAACGTATAAAATTGGTGAAAAGATTTTTATATATTTAAGAAACAAGTATATTCAAAAACATGGTTCTGTTAAGGATTATCATAAATTAGTAATGGATATTGGACCATGTAGATTAGATACTCTTGTTGATATATTTAGAAAAAATAATTTAATATAGTGTATATATATATATTATGATCTTTAATTATATTAGTAGCTGGTGGGTTATATTTTTTTATATATGGTTTTTAGGATATTTACTAAAAATAAAGATGATAACTGATAATATAAATGTGTATTATATTACGATGTTATTATTCTTTGGTTTTATGGGTATTAATTTTTATTATACTCAATATTTAAAAAGGTCATTTGAACCTTCATTATGGTTATTTTTATTATATTATCATTTAGTACCACTAATAATTATTATTGGAGCAAATAAAAGAATTCACAAAAATGCATTGGCCACACTTGTAATATCTGTTATCGTCTATATATTCTATATGACATATAAAAAGCAATCTATATATGATGTATATTTTGTAAAAAAATTACCAAAAGATTGGAATGAAATAAATATAAGATGTAAGAGTGAAAAAAATAAAGATGATTTATTTTGTATAATTAATTCCTACAAAGGACGTTACCTATAATAAGATATCCGATAAAACCCACAACTAGAGATTTAATCCATCTTCCTTTCATTTCTGTATAAATATCAGCCCAGGCATCTGTTTGTTTTTTATTTGTTAATGAATATAACATTAAAGGTCTTTTAGGATAAAAATAGTAAAATGCTAGTTTAGTTAAAATCATTATACCGACTACTTTACAAAATAGATATTCACTTTTTTTATTATAATAGTAGAATATCCCGCCAAATAAGATACCCAATATCATCCCCCCTATATAAATCATTAATCTTTCTTTTACAATTTTATTATATATCTTCAACTGAGAATCACTTAATAAACTATTAAATTTACTGAATATTTTAGTATTTTTATTAACAACTGATAAATATATACTTGATATCAATAATGTTGTAGCAACCATACAATAAACGAAATCTAAATCCATTTATAATTATACTATATTTTAATATTGATGTCCTTGACATTCAAATATTTTATAATTATAATTATCTTTTATTAATAAACAATTATTACAGAAACTATCAATGTTGAAAGTATTGTACTTATCTAAATTGTGTTTGTTTTTATCTCTGTATTTATATTCATATATTTGACGACAACATTCATTATTTTTATTCCATTTTTGTTTTTCTTTATCACAAACACCATGATAATAAATACCATTTTCATTTAACCTTATCATTCCTTCTCCAAACTCGGATTCTATAAATGGGATTATTTTATATTTTACTTCAATATTATCATCTACTTCTTCTTTTACTTCTTCTTCTACTTCAATTTTATTTTTAAGGTCATTAATTTCATCTATTAAATCATAAATTTTTTGGTCTTTAGAATATATATCATTTTTAAGACTATTATTTTCATCTTTTAATTCTTTTAAAAAGTACTTCATATCAAAATTTTTATTTTTAAGTTCATAGTTTTTTTTAATATAGTTTGATAATTTTCCTTTATTTTTTTCATAATCATTAATGATAGTTTTATTACTTTTAAGTTTTCTGTAATATCTTATTAAAAAGAAAAAATTAATAATTAATAGTCCTGGAGAAACATAATTTAGCATTTGAAATTTGAATATTTTATTATTGTAAATATTAAATAATAATAAAAATGGATGTCCTCGCCATAATAGCCGAAAACGAACGTCTAAAAAAAGAAAACGAAGAACTAAAAAAAGAAGTTGAGTTTATGAATATCCCTTTTAATGACAGAATGCTCAGAAATACCGCAGTCTTTAATGTCATTAGAGCAAAAACTAATGATGGAGATGATATTTGGTTTAATAAAATCGATCACAAAACAAATGAAAAATTTCTAAAGTCACTCCAACAAACCGATTATATAAAGTACCTTATTGAAAACTGTAATCCTAGATGTGAGAGGTAGTACTATGTGGTAAGATTGGATGGCATTCCCAATGATAATTTTTTAAGAATGAATGTAGTGGTGCTGAGGAAGGATAATAATATGTTTTTTTTTGATTTGGTAAAACTATTTCTAATTGTTGTTTTGGTGTATATGGTATTTTATCGTTTAATTCTAAATGATCAAAATTATCACATATTTTCAAATAATCATATATATCTTTAAAAAGTGGGGCATAATGATATTTATAGTACCATCTCCATGAAGGACACCCATTAAAATAGTAAGATGCGGTCCAAATAATTGATTTTAGATATTCTTGACATATTTCTTTTTTTTCTTTTTTAATTATTTGGTCGTAGCTGGGATTATAATTTAATTCATCGTATTTACAGTATATATAATATAGTTTATCAATATTATTCAATACTTTTTTTTCATTTTCTCTAAAAATTAATGGTGTGAAATTTTTAAAATTATCATATTGTTCTTTTGTTATTCCAAAAGTTTCATGAGTATATTTATCAGTATCATTTATATTTTTAATTTTGTCTTTTGATAGTATATGATAATTATTATTTATAGACATTTCTTCAAGATAATTTCTTTTTTTTGAAATATTATTTAAATTATCTTTTTCTTTATCTGATAAAGATTTAATGAATATTTTAAAATTATGAAAATTTAGTTTATCTTTTTCTAATAAATAAAACATTCCATTATAATCTTTCTGAATACTTAGATATGTATCTGTTAGTATGTTTAATCCTCTATATCTTATATTAATAGATGGTGAATTTATGATAAAATCATTTCCAATAAAAAAACAAATAAAAAGATAATCATTTAATATTTGTTCATTTGTTATTTTAAAATATGGTTTTTTTATAGTTTGAATAAGATATTTCTTTAAAAGATTAATATTTAGAAAAATATAATCAGTATCTAAATCTTCAATATTATAAGCTGTCCTTTCTCTTAATAAATATACATTATGATTTCTAATCATAGAAAGCATTATTAAATCCGCATCGAGACCATATACGACATTAATACTATCTTTATTTAAAGTATCCATATATTTCATTATTTTATGTTCTCCTTCACCGGGTTCATTTGAATCTGAAATAATATATTTTACTTTTAAAGATTTACATTTTTCGTTTAAAAAATTTATAAGTTTATCCATGAATTTTGTACCGGGTGTAATTTGATTTGTATCCCATATTTTTTTTTCTTTTAAAGATTTTAATCTCCTTTGTCTTTGTTGCTCCATTTTAGTCCTTGGAGCAGGACCATCTATAGCAATGTAAACTAAATCTTTTACATTTGTTATAGAAATACATTCTTCAATTTTTAAAAAAATATCATTTAACATTTGATTTTCATCAGTTTTATTAGCACAACATGGATGTATCGCGCAGTTTAAATCTAAAAATAAATGATTAATTTTAAGTTTTGTTTTTTCTTTGGTTTCAATAACATCTGGATATATTTGAATTATATTTTTATAATAAGAAGGTATTCCCATGATTATATATACTATATAATGATTTAGTTTTATATAATGATTTTAACAAATTAAATGAAATAATAGATAAATGAAATAATAGATAAATGAAATAATAGATAAATGAAATAATAGATAAATGAAATAATAGATAAATGAAATAATAGATAAATGAAATAATAGATAAATGAAATAATAGATAAAAATAAAATATAAATTATAGTATAATATATTAAAAATGGACAATACTTCTAATCCTCTTGATTTGCTTTCAGCTAAAATGTGTTCACCAATGATGGTTTATTTAGTTTTTGTTATTGTAAGTGGTATTTCACTATTTATGTCTCGTACTGTACTAAAAAGATTTAATAATGGAAAGATGGAAAATTTGTATAATATATATTCTTTACACGAAGTAAAACTACTCGTTGTATTGGGGGCAATATTATATGGTCTTTGTCAATATAATCAAGTTAATCTTGCTTGGATCTTCTTAATTTTCCCGATAATATACATTATATTAAAAAATTTAGTTGTTTTCATGCCGGTATCTATGGCTCATCAAAATGCTCCAAGAGATGTTGAAGGTTTTACGAAACCAAGTATGTTTGAAGCTCAAGTTGCCCAAGCAACTAATCAACCCCAACAAGTACAGCAACAAGTACAGCAACAAGTACAACAACAAGTAGAACAAAGAGTAAATAAAGAAATTTCAGGAATGTCTGCTCCACTAAATTCTTCAATGGGTTCATCTATCACAGGATTATCATCAATGGCCGGTTCCCCCTTTTAAACAGCATTAGGAGGTGGTGCTGGAACAGGCGTAGATTTTTTAACTTTACTTAATAAACCACTTTTAAAAGTTTTTGCTAAATTTTTAAAACCTTCTTTTTTTGATGGTGCTTCATTAATAATAGAACTTGATTCGCCAACTGCTGTAGATACCGCTTTTTCTGTCCCTCGTCTAAATCTAACAACCAAGACCCCTATAACTATTATTGCTCCAATTGACCCTATAACTGCAAGAACCTGAACATCGGTCATTATTTTTGTAAGGTTCTCTCCTAGATTTTTCATAAATTTTACTAAAGGATCCCCCTCACCTCCAGAACCACTATAATCTGGATTTTCAGAATCAGATCCTCCAGATCCACCCGATCCTCCAGATCCCTCGGAATCATTTGATCCACCAGATCCACCCGAACCAGATGCTATATCTCCAATATTAACATCAACATCAACATCGGGCATCATATTTTCTAAAGTTTTTCTTGTACATTCACACTTATAAAATAAATTGAATAAAAGATATCCACAAAGAAGAATTATAATATATTGTTGTAAATCTTCTGTTTTCATTATATAATTAATTATAAAAAAAAATTTAATTAATTAAAAACCTTGTCCAGGTAATATTCCCATAAATCCTGCATATATACTATTACCATAATTTCCATAATTAGAATATGTTTCCGTTCCGGCTTTTTTATTTTTTAAGATATCTAATCCCGCTGCTTGAATTTGTGCATTTTTCTCATCAAGTTCTTTTAATAATTTTTCAAGTTCAGTTTTTTTATTAAGTCTATCAATTTGACCCGTCATCGCTGAAGATCCTAAGAATCTAATACGGTTAGCAAGCTGATCGACGCTGTACTGAGATTTTTTCAGATCCCCCTTTTTTAAATGGGAAATAACATCACTAAGAAATTTATTCGCATCTTCATCATTTAAAATATTTACTCCTTCAATAATTTCATCAAAATTAACTTCTGTTACATCTTTATCATCTTTATCCTCTTTATCTTCTTTATCACTTTTATCATCTTCATCACCTTTATCACCTTTTTCTCCACCTTCTTTTTCTCTACCTTCTTTTTCTTCACCTTCTTTTCTTTTACCTTCTTCTCCTTCTTTTATAAGTTCTTCTTCATCTTCTTTTACTCCTTTTATAACTTCTTCTTTTAATTTTTCTGAATCTTCAGTTACTTCTTTTTCAGCAGTAAATCTTAAAGGATCCATTTTCCATTTTGAGTAAGCACTTTCACATCTATTTGTGAATTCACAGACATACGGATCTGTTCCAGCAAGAGGATCAAGCGGATCATCTGGATGTAAAAAAGGTTTAACTTTAGTAGTCAAACAATCATTTTCATTTTTTTTACCATAGCAAAATTGTAACATATCATCCATATTTTGATTCCATTTTTCACAACCATAAACTCTTGTATTAGGTACACATCTCGCACCAACTTTTAAAGAATCTTCTTTTAAAGAATCTTCTTTTTTCTCTTCTGGAAGTCCTAATTCTGCACCTGCACCAGAACCTACTGCTGGTGTTTCCAGTGCTGGTGTTCCCGCGACTGGTTGAGTCCCTGCTGCGAGTTGAGTCCCTGCTGCGAGTTGAGTCCCTGCTGCGAGTTGACTACCTGCTGCTGGTTGAGTCCCTGCTGCTGGTTGAGTCCCTGCTGCTGGTTGAGTCCCTTCCGCTGGTTGAGTCCCTGCTGCTGGTGGAGTCCCTTCTGCGGGTTGAGTCCCTGCTGCGGGTTGAGTCCCTGCGGCGGGTTGAGTCCCTGCTGCGGGTTGAGTCCCTGCGGCGGCTACATATTTACAACCAGAATATCTTCCACACGCGGCTTCAAGAGTTTCTCCATCATTGGGATTTATTAATGAACAATTTCCACCTTCAAATCCACTTTGTGTTGAAGTACCTTCGCATTTTCCTTGATTTTCCATTTGTTCTATTTCATCTTTAAGACTTTTACAATCATTATTAAAGAAATATAAGTAACCTAGTAGAACCACTGCGATTACTAATAATTTTATTAATGTATCTTTATTAATATTATTCATATAATATTAAATAACATTTTATTTTAGTATTTAAGAAATAAATAAATTATTAAATTATGAATTATTTATCATTTGACGTTGGAATAAAAAATTTAGCTTATTGTGAATTAACACCTGATAAAAGTATTAAACAATGGGGAATTATTAATATGAATGAAAATCCTATATGTTCTATGTGTTTAAAAAAACCATGTGATAAACAAGCATCGTATTCTTTAGAAATAGATGATAATAAATTGTATTATTGTTCAACTCATATTAATCACAAAAGTTTAAAAAATATGGGGAAAAAAGCAAAAAAGAAAAAATTAAATAATCATGATTTATTAAAATTATCTCAAATATGTGTATCTAAATTAAAAGAATTAGATTTATCAAATATTAAATATATTCTTATAGAAAATCAACCGGCATTAAAGAATCCAGTTATGAAAAGTGTTCAAATGATAATATATACTTTTTTTGTTATAGAGGGTGTTATGAATGATAATTCTACAATAGAATTGATACACATGGTTAATGCTCGAAATAAACTTAAAGTTTATAAGGGTCCTAAAATAGATTGTAGTAAAAAAGGAAAATATGCCCAGAATAAATTTTTAAGTGTAGAATACACTAAAAAAATGATTGAAAATGAAGAAAATAATTTTAAAAATACTTTTAATTTATCAAAAAAGAAAGATGATTTAGCCGATGCTTATTTACAGGGTATTTACTGGATTGAGAAATAAACTTTATCTCCTTCTTCTTCGTGAAAACAATCCAGCTATTCTGCTACCGAAACGCCTACGACTTCTTCTTCTATTATTTGACAACACCATTAAAAAGGGATGTACATTTCTTCTAATATTTCTTTTTGGAAATGGTGGTATTACTCTATTCATATATAATGAATTTGGTAAGAGTAAATAATCACGACCATTACTTCCACTTACTTTTGATTTAACTGTTAATCGTTTTCCTGTATTTACTACTCTTGGAATACGAGTACATTTTGTCCTACAGCATTTTCTTTTTAGGAATCCATATCTATATCTACGACATCTTCTGGAGAATCTTATTTTCTTTTCAGGCACAGTGTGAGAACCTGTCCTTGTACCACTTGTTAATAAACATTTTTTATTGGGCATATAATTAAAGCTTCTACAACCTGGGGTTGAAGCACATCTAACTCTACATGCTTCCCAATTTCTTTCTATATTCGGCTTCCCTCTATAACCCCTAAGTTGAACTAATTTATTAACTATAGGAAGTTTAACACGTCCATCTGTTAATAAATTATTTGCTCCAAGTGTTTCTCCTGAATATTTAGTTGGATTTTTAGGAACTGATTTCTCACCACCCGTTCCATTAGTTATGTGACAACCTCCGCTTGGAAAGTAATTAAAGAACTTACATCCAGGGGTATTTTTACACCTTGTAGAACATTGTTGCCAATTTGGTGCAACACTTCTAACTTGACCGGGCATATTTAATGGCATTCTCCAAACTTTTTGTTTAATATCAATATTCATCCCAGGTCTAATTTCATGTACATATCTGTAAAGATTTTTAGTAGCATGGTTTTTTTTCCTAACTCCATGTTTAAAATCTTGTTTAAATGTAGATGGGATCTTACAATAAACTCCTTTTTCAATCCATTCAGTAACATTCTTACCATTTTCAATTTTACATTCTTTTTCACATCGTTTTTTACCAGTGCGATTATTAATAACTGACCCACTTCCTTCTGGACAAGCACATTTATCTTCTTTGGGGACAAAATCGGTGAATCCTTTAGTTATATCTCCTGGACAATAAGGAGTACATTTTGTTAATAATTTACCGTCGTATGATTGTTCTTTCTTTACAGTATTTTCTGGACAATAGCAATCATAATCTTTAGGTAAAGCAACGCTGTATTTACCAGTTGAATCCAGTGTACATTTATTTAAGCAAAATTGTTTATCTCCTCTAACGATTAATTTTTGATTATCGGGACATGTACACCCCTGAGATATATTAACACCACCTTTATCACATATAGGTTCACATCTTTTTTTCATATTTCCATTTATTTCTTTAGTTACAAGTTTACTTACCATTATTTTATTCCCTTCTTTACCACCTTTACAATAACTGCAGTTTATATTATCATC